ATCAACTGTTGCTACTTGACGTTCACGTAGACGTTTAAGAACGTTGTTTACTATGTCTAGGTATGTCATGTTTTGTTGTTTCCGTTCTATGGAGATGAGGGTAGCATATTTTTAACTAAAAGTCAAGCATTATTGATTGTAATCAAAACCATTTGTAGGATCAGCTGCCTTAACAGTAACATTATGTGCAGCTATTACATCAGCATCGTTAGTAAAATCACGTACATCAAAGTTATCACCTGATGTTGATTTACCGTAAGTTTTACCACTAATTGTGTCTACATAATTGCCATCACTATCTGCTTGCGTAGCACTTCCTGTAACCAAACTACCTGATCCTGTGCCATTTGCATTGGCTGTTACAACATCTCCGTTCTGTCTACGAAGTGTTTGCCAGAAGCCAGTACCAGTTGTGGCCTCGTTCTGATTATTCCATACTTGATTGTTTACAGCATCTTCAGAGAACAAAAGACCACCTATACCGTAAGGTAGAGCAGCAGCTAATGCCATACGGAACGTTGGATTTTCCTGCAAGAAACGCATCTGAGCATACTTTTCTTCATTAGATAAAGTGCTTACAGCAAATGGGTCTTCACCTGATGAGCTTAATACATTACCTGCTGCGCTTATTGTAGCATTAGGATTAGTTTCAACCCCTGCTAACTGCATAGCATCCCACGCAGCAGAGCCAACTGTAGGCGTAGCACTTAACAAACCCTGACCTAGAATACCACCTTGACGGTTTGTAGCTAGACGATCATAGTATTGTGTCAGTGTTTCATCAGGACGTTTACCATACTGTCCGTAGTTAAATGAATCATTGAAAGTGTTAGTAGCATTCTTAGCGTATTGATCATCAATAGAGATGCCTGCTGCGGCTGCTGCTTTAGCAACATCAGTTTGATTAGCACCTGCTCCCGATACAGTAGAAGCTGCGTTATAGTCTAGGTCGTAGCTAGTTACACCTTCGTTGCCATCGGCAAGGACAAGATTACCTGTAGTTGGGTCAACAGTAGCTATACCACCTTTTTCTAGTACATCATAAATGTCACGTGTACCGCCAGTAGTTTCACCAATAGTCCACGGAGATGATGTACCTAATTTATCTGTAAGAGCATCTGCTTGTTTCTGTAAACCTTCAGCCAAAACTGTATCGCCTTTAGCGGCTGCTTCATTAGCTGCTGCCGTAATAGCATCACGTTGTTGATATGTAGCAGTACGATCAGCAAACAACTGTGTACCAAGCAGACCAGTAGCCTCGTCCGTACCACCATAAATATCTTCAAATGGTTGATATACACTCTGATCTAGTTCTGCTGCTGTAGCTAGTGCTCCTTCACCCGACAAAGCGTTAAACACTAAGTCGCCAATATCAGCATTCAAGCCTTCTTCACTGCGGCTAAGTGCTTGAAGTGTTGTGGCTACAGTTTGAGTAGGATCGTTTAATATTTTATCTATGTAAAAATTTAAACCTTCTTCATCAACTTCACGACCAAGTTCAGTAGCATAAGCATTACGGACGTATTCTTCTACTTTGTTAGGATCAAAGTATGTTAACTGACTACCAATAGACTCAGTAGCATCGTTCAATCGACCTTCTTCTGACAAACTAATTTCAGCTAAAATTTGATTTAGTTCACGATCACCTGAACTTAACAAGTCAGAGTAATAGTCTAAACCACCTTGCTCAGCATTACGGTTTAGTTCTTGAGCGTATAGGTAGTTAATGGCAGTATCTGCAGCATTGGCTGTAAGATTACCTGTAGGATCATATTCTAAACCCTCAGTACTACGACTTAACTCTTGAGCTATCTGAGCAAGGTTTTTATCACCTGATGCCATTGCATCGAGGTAAAACTGCAAGCCACCTGCATCTGCTTCACGACCTAGTTCTTCTAGGTAGAGTGCCTGTAACTGTTCTTCTAATGTTGCCATTATATTTTTCCTTTAAAATCCCCAACGAGCTGGGCCGTTGCTTCGAGTGTCTACGTGAACAAAAGTATCGTACAGCCCTAGACCACCATCAATTTGTTTCTCTTCAAGTACAACTGCTACATGTGAAGCTAACTCTTCTGTAGACATACCTGCTACACAGATGTCTGCTGCACGTCCTTTAAGATGTTGAGATTTAGCAGAACCACCAACAGCGTCATTATGTTTAGAACAACGACAAGAAGAATTAATTGTAATAGGAGTTGCAACACGACTACGTACTTCTTGTAATACGTCAATCAACTGCGTATCGACCGTGTCAAAGCCACAGCCACATTTACAAGCAAACTCTTCACGACTAAAGTTTTCTGATAGTTTCATCATTTCTTACCTTTGATTGAATCAACTACGCCACCACCAAAGTAGAAGCCTACGATTGTTAGCATGATTTCGCCTAGCCACATTTCATTGGCAAAGCGTTTAGCTTCCTCTACGTTCTCTAGTGGAACAACGCCATATAATGATCCTAGTACACCGTTAGCCATGATGAAAATAAATACTGCGGTGAACATCAATGCTAAGTAACGCTGAGCTAACTTAAACGGGGCATAGGCATTCATGATGTCTACCTTAGCCTTAGTCTTAGCTACAATCTCTTCTTCAGTAGAAGTGTGCATAGAATCAATAAGGTCAATACCCTTAGAGATCACGTCACCGCTGCCAAAGATTTTACTTAGTATTCCAAACATCACTTAGTACCTGCATCCGCTTGTAGTCGCCACTCCAACTCTTTAATTGCTAACTTCATGTCTGCAATGTCAGCTTGATTGGCATACTTGTACATAACAGTTTTCATCTGAAGCTGCATGTCATTAGTAGTTTTAAAGTTCCACGCCACAGCAGCGAACAGCAACCCTATAACACCTTGTAATATTTTCTGCTCCATACTCACCTCATAAACCAGAATAGAGCACTTATAGCTGCCGTGACAACAATCCAGAATAGGCGCTCAGCAAACTTACTGACACTAGTATTACTACGCATCATGTCAGTAAGGCTGTCCAAATCATCTTCTGTCTTGTCCATACGTAGTTCTAAGCGATCTACTCTTTTGTTGTTAGAGATGAGCTGCTCTTCTACCCGAACAATCTTAGTGACAGCATCAGTTAGCTTATCAATCTTTTGTTCCAGCCTATCAAAGCGTGACTCATCCATTGTTTATTCCTTACTTGCTAAATGGACACAGTTTTTTTAATTTGTAATAACCAGCATGCCACATAGTTTGCGGTGTGACCTCTGCGTGTACTACATTCCACTCTTCTACTGTGACAAGATGATATTTAAATTCTACTGGTCGTTCTGTTAATGGTATTAAATGAGCTAAAGGAGTACCGTAGTCTCTGACTATTACTCTTTCTTCTTTCTCACGCTTCAATAGCATATTAATATTAGTAGATCGTTGCCATTTAAAATTAATAACACCGTTTGGAACAAAACTATCTGAAGGATTATCCTTGTTCCAGCCTACGTCAGTCATTAAAAATTCAATTGGCTCATCACATTTAAATACCCACGGAGAAGATAGCTTTATGTGCTGCCATTCTTCTTCAGGAGCAAATGATCCACGTTGAGATTGAGGGTGCACAACGTGTTCCATATTACCTGTTGGATTTGCAAGCATGTAAGGATTTTCTGTGTCACCTATCTTCCCTACTTGAATTGCAAAATCTGTCCATGCTGGTATTACAATACCTTTTGAATACAAATCATTAAATCCAGCACAGTATTTCATATTACTGTCCACATTAAACGGGTCTTTTAATGCGTTAGGAAGGTCTTTCCAAAATTTAGGAATAAACTTTTTAGCAGCTTCAGGAGCCACTTGATCTAATAAATTTTTTTGATATGTATAAACATGGACAATTACTGGCTTCATGTGTTAATCTCATTCTCTATTGTGGCTAATTGATCTTCCGATGCTGCATCAATGTCAGCATCAAAAGTACGTTTTTCCGCCATAATAGTCTGCCAGTTATTTACAACAATGTCAATGACCGCAGTAAATTGCTCTGGTGTAACGTCTACAGAGTTGCCATCAGCATCCCATATAGTTGTTTCACCTGCATCCTTAGCCATTTTTAAATTTGTAATATCTTGTAGTGATCCGTCAACATAAAAGCCAAGACCAGTATCTATTCGAGGACGTTCCGCAAGACGTTTATCTCTACGCATTTTAGCTAATGCTTTTAAACGTTTTTTCTGTCCGTCGAGAGAAGTATCTTCTGCATAGTCACGTGGACCTAACGTTAATACTACTTCAAACGGATCAAGATCAGTATCTGTAATATCGCGTAGTTCTTGTCTATATTCTTTCCACTCATTCTGCATGTAAGAATACGGACATGCTTCAATCCAATCTGTTTTTGCTAGAAGCTCATTTCTTTTTTTACGTATCTCAGCCCATTTACGCGTTCTACGTATTTCTGCTTCTTCGTCAGTAACAGACACTTGTCTTGGTACACGTACATAATCACCATCAGAATTTAATTCAACATCAAACTCCACTAAGTATGTTGAATGCAACTGTACAACTTGATTTTCTACAGGTTTAACGCATACGTATCCAATACTTTCTAATGATTCATTAGTAGGATTTTTAGGAAATGTAACATTAGGGTGTCTTTTAATTAGTTCTTTAAAATTAATTAATTCAGAAAAATTCTCTGAAGGCTTCCCATATAGCATTATTTTACCTCGCTAGTATACTGTAAGAATCTAGTAGGCTGACTAATAGGTGATAGCAGTTGCCTAAATTCTAATGATTTTTCATACGTAGCAGCAAGCCTTTCTTCACGGTCTTCCATCCAAGGAAATATTAATCCGCTAAACTTTGCTCCTATAATATTATTTAGTATTTCTTTACGTTTTTCTTTGGGCGTTCTAAAAAGAATACGCATAATAGGATAGTATGTTACTTGTCCTTCTATATGAAACTCAGAAATATTAACAATATCTTTGTCTAATAGAGCAGCCATAGAGCCTAATTCTGTAGCAGATGTAACGTATGCCATCTTACAGTTTAAAAGTAAATTGTATCCAGAAATATCTTTTGAAATCACTCTAGTTTTACCGTAGTCTAGACGGTAGTTGCGTTCATCTTCAGAAGATGTAAGAGGATGCGGTTTTAATACCATATCCGGAAACTCAAACATTTCTCTAGCTATTAAGGATTGATCCATAAGTACGTTATAATTACTACCTGCAAGAAACGCAACTCTTTCAGGCCAATAATCTGAACCCATTGATTTAAGTTCATACTTATCTTCAAAAGATTCTAATACTTTAGATATATGATCTTCTTCACAGAACGTCCTAGCCGCTGAATCAAGTATTCTACAGTTAATTTCAATATTTTGCGTACGGACATACACTCCGGTTAAATACTCAGTAAACGTATACTCTCTAAAATTAATAGGTTGAGTAGTATTTACATCATACCAACAAGGCAACGGAGCAGAGTCTACAATTTCTTGTTCAATCTGCTCAATAAAATTATTACGCTTCGATCGCTGAGCTACTTCATTAATGTATGCTGATTTTTCTGCTACAGTTTGCTCTAATGCGTTTGGATTATACATAACCTGTGTCACGAGAAGTTTGCCTAGATGTTGTTAATGACGTTAATCGTTGAGTTGTACGACTTGTATTTTTTTGTGTTACATGATTAGTAGAACGTTGAGTTGTATGACTTGTTAATACATTAGTATAATAATTAGTTGTATAATAACTATTCCAAGATGTACTATAATTTGTAGTATAGTAATAGTAAGTGGTGTGACTTGCTGGGTCTGCTGTAAAGTATCCAGTGTAGTAGCTAGTAGTATAGGCCGAACAACTAGTACGTATATTAGTACACGTTCCGGGGCTTACTGGAATACCGCCTGATCCACAGCCAGAACCGTAACTCCAATATCCAGTCACATAATATGTACTCCCACCATAGTTACAAAACTGACTATAGCCTCCTAACGCTACAGTTGTATGCGAAGTAGGTACTGATGTAAATCCAGTCACGTAGTAGTATGTTGTATAAGCTGCTGACGTAGTACGACTAGTAGGAGCTGAAGTCGGAGTATATGTAGAATGACTTGTAGGACGCAGTGTATAATACTGTGTAGTAACATCTGTATTATACGTAGTAGTTACATTAGTTGGATATGTAGTAACTACATTCGTATAAAAATTTGTTGGGTAAGACGTAGTATACTCAGTTGTTTTAGTAGCGTCTCCACCTGTAAACGCTTTGATAAAGTTTTTAATACTCATCGCATCACCTTACCGTACCAAGTAGTGCCCCCGTCTTCAGTCCAAATAACTACCCAGTCAGAAGTACCATCGGTATTTAAATATACACCAGCCGTAGCCAAGTTAGTAGTTATTGAGCCGTCCGGAACAATCCAGTTAATTGCTGTACCCCATGTAATAGTATACGAACCGCCATTTACTAATTCAATAAACGCAGTATAAAGCGTCCCAGATGCAGGAACATTACTAAACGTAGGCGACCAGTTTGCAGCCATATTTTTATAAAATGTGTTTCCTGACGAACAATCAAAAGCATCTGATGACAAAGTTACAACAGAAGAACCTTCTTCTTTTTGATAGTCTTCTGAGGCATGATCACCCCAACCGTAAGCAGTATCCCAGTTAGTAATATCCGACGAAGAAATATCACCAACAGCACCTAATCCGTCTGCAATTGTTTGAGCCTCTGTTGCAGACGATGCTGCTGCCGTGGCACTTGACGCTGAAGCTGTGGCTGAACTAGCCGATGCTGTCGCAGAGTTAGCTGAATTTGTTGCAGAAGTCGCTGCGGCTGTAGCACTTGAGGCAGCATTAGTTTCGGACGTAGCTGCATTAGTTTCCGATGTAGCCGCATTAGTTTCCGATGTAGCTGCTTCTGTAGCTGAACTAGCTGCTGCTGTAGCTGATGATGCTGCTGCTGTTTCGCTTGCTTCTGCATTAGTTTCAGAGGTGGCTGCGTTAGTTTCAGAAGTGGCTGCATTAGTCTCTGATGTAGCTGCGTTAGTTTCTGAAGTGGCTGCATTAGTTTCACTGGTAGCAGCATTGGTAGCAGATGTTGAGGCTGCTGTTGCAGATGATGCTGCTGCTGTAGCTGACGATGCCGCTGCTGTAGCACTGGCTGCTGCGTTAGTTTCAGAGGTTGCCGCTGCAGTCTCACTAGCCGCTGCTGCTGTCTCTGATGCTGACGCTGCTGCTACTGCGTCTGCTACGTCTTCTGTATCGCCATAGATAGCTAAAGCATTCTGATATGATGTCTCTGAGTTAGTTGCAGACGTAGAAGCTGCTGTTGCAGAACTAGCTGCTGCTGTTTCACTTGCTGCTGCATTGGTTTCTGCTGTTTCTGCATTAGTCTGAGCTGCCTCTGCTGCTGCCTGTGCAACTTCTGCTGCTGCTTGAGCAGTCTCAGCATTAGTTTCTGCTGTCTCGGCTGCTGTCTGAGCTGTCTGTGATGCTGTAGCCGATGTAGCTGAAGATGTTGCGCTTGATGCTGCTGCTGTAGCTGAAGAGGCTGCGTTAGTTTCAGAAGTGGCTGCGTCAGTAGCTGATGAAGACGCAGAAGCCGCAGAAGATGCGGCATTGGTTTCGGACACGTTAGCTGCTGCTGCAGCGTTCTGTGCATTCGTAGAGGCTTCTAAGACTGCTTCTACGTTAGCCGTAGAGGTAGTGCCTGACGCACCGCCTGTCCCACGATATATAGCCATAGTGACTCCTGTTAATTCTTTTCAATGGACTCTGTAGGGCAAAGCCCATAGGAAAGGAAGGAAGCAAAGCAGCCCCCGAAGAGGCTACCTTGCTAAGCAGCATTATGCTGGTAGAACGATACCGATACCAGATTCTGCACGTAGAGTCTGTACACCGTAAAGAGTGTCAGAAGTGAACAGAGTTGATAGGTATTCTTGTTTGTACTGAGTCTGTGAGCGAACGCCCTGCTGTTCAGCAAGAACGATAGCGTCCTTGTGCATTAGAACACCAAGTTTGTTAACACCAGATTCTAGTTCAGGACAGTTAGTAGATACAACTACTGGGATACCGTATAGAGTACCGATCTGACCTTTAACAGTACCAGCGCCACCGAAGTCAGAAGACATGTAACGGTCGATACCACGGATAGTGTTGATTGCTGAAGGAGGTACAACAAGAACACGAGAGTCCATTGGTACGTCTTCGTCATCAAGAAGCTGAATGCCGTCACGTAGTGCTGAGTCAGTGAATGCGTTAGCAACACCGTTAGCAGTGTAAGCAGCTAGGTTACCAGAACCGTCAACTTCGTATAGAGTGAAGTTAGCTTGTGCTTCAGCGAATAGGTCAGTATCAACCTGTTTAGCTAGAGCGTAACCAGCATCGTCAGTGTAGAACTTACGTAGAGATGCAAGAGCCTGTACTTCAGTGATGTCTTCGATTAGACGTGAGTACTCGTAGTGCTTGTCGATAGTAACAACTACTTCTGTTTCAGTAGCAGCTTGTAGAGTTACTTGAGTAGATGCAGCTTTAGCAGATGCAGTGCCACGAGTAGGTTTAGGAATGTGAATAGTATCACCTTTCTTACCTTTCATTGGCATTTTGTTTACTACGTTCGCAAGAACTAGAGAGTTTTTGTAAGCAGCTACGATTTCGTCAGACCATAGTTCTGGGATAAAAGTAGCAGCAGTTGTATTAGTTACATGATTTGAGCCAAGAGCCATTTCAATATTCCTTATGTGTTATCAATTATTTAACACGACCTTCGGAATAAGCTAGAGTAATTTCGTCTGCCAGTTCCAAGTATCGTGCCGGATCGTTTTGCATTAAGTTTACAATGTCAGACCGTCTGTAGACTTTACGTGAACGACTCTCACCGCTTCCTGCTCCACCGCCTGTAGAGGCTGCTTTACGCTGGCGCTTCATGTCCTTCTCTTCGATTTCTTTAGCCTTCTGTACAACACTAGCACGCTCTTTCCAAGTAGTTAACAACTCATTTGCAGAGTCATAGTCGTATGCTTGGTCAGCACGTTGGTATAGTGCAGTACGCACTTTAGAAGCTCCTACCCACTGCAAGAAATCTTCGTTACCGATGATGTCCTGAAAGTCTGGGTGTTCGCTTTTCAGCTTAGCTTTAGCTCCCTGTTGACGCATTGCTGCTGCCATTTGCTCAGCTTGTTTAACCTTAGGATGCTTAGCAATAGCGGCTTCAACAGCCTTTTCAGGGTCTTCAAAGAAGTCTACTGGTTCTTCTTCTTTGGGCGCTGCAGTTTGGTTTGATTGAGATAGGATAAAGTTGTCTACAAGTTTACGTAGTTCACCAACCTCTGAACTCTGACGACCTAGTAGCTTCTCAGCTTCTTGGTGCATACGGACAATTTCTTTAGGACTCTTGCCTTTGTACTTGTCCGGTAAGTCTTCGT